CCCCTGTACTAGCTATTCGCCAGTACGGCCATTACATCCGATTCCCATCGGATGTAACTGAGTCCCGCTAGGGACTCACGCCACGTTGTCTCCCTTCTTGAGCAATCAACCATCGAAGAATCAGGTTGATAGTCCCAATAGGGGAGAGTTTTGTTTGCGATTTTGTACCGAGCACGTGCACCAATCTTATCCCGTAGTGATACGGAAAAGGACCAACCTTCTGGCGTAAGCCATGGGCTGATCTGATCAGTTGAAGTTAACACGACGTCTCGTCTCCTTAAATGACCACTCAGAAAACCTACCGCTGTGCCCTCAGGATTGAAGGGAGGCGGGTTAGCATCTGGTTCGACTAAATTCACCCTTTGAATGCGGCGAACATAACAACGGTACCTATACCAGTACGCATTGTCCACCCGTGTAGACGGCATAAGACATGACGGCACCTTTATACCAGCATCATCGGCTTCTGAGGGGGGCACCCGCACTTCGCGGACCCACGATCTCAGTAACGATAATGTGGCTTTCAGGTAGCAATCATGCTCAGCGCCCCACCGGAGTAGTCGATTTATGATCGAATATATCTCCTGAGGAGTCTCAAGCGAGACACAATACACGCCACGGATATTTACACCCGCAACATAATCGTGCCCACATGACTCCCGAAAAGGCCCGCTATTGAATGACTTTGCGTCATTCACCTCGAAACCGAGTTTGACAAGCATTTGGCAGACGAAGTTGTAAGTCTCACGACGAACAACCAAATCATCACCAAACACGCCAAACTGCGATTTCGGGTCATCACAGGCAAAGCCCATGACTTGATAAGCGGCCTTAACGGCACACGCGAAGATGACCGTCTGCAACGGGAACGTAAAACCGTTCCCCATCGTAGAAATCATCCGAAGCTCAACGTCCCGACCGTCTGGAAGTACGGCGGTCTCGCAGCGGCTAGCCAACATGGTTGTTTTTAAGAACCCTGCTGGAAAGTACGCTAACATCCGTTGAAGTCCGATGCTATCGCTAGCGCTAACCAAGTCGATGGTCCCTAAGGACTGATCACTTGATCCCCGCTTCGCCATTCTCCTGTTGTTGTCCGGTTGAACACTTAGGCTTATGCCAAAGTGTCTTTCTAGACGTAACTCGAGGAAATCACCCGCAGCCCTTTGGAAAAGCATCTCCAAATTGGGTTCGGTGCAGCAAGTACGCGAAATCTCAGCGTTTTTTGGAGCAAAAAACAATTTCCCTCCCTTAACCCTGGTAAAACCGAACTCTGTAAACCGTGCAAATTCTGCATCGGCCCAAGAGCCAGTTTCCGCCAGTGCCGACCTATAAAGGGGTATAAGGTACGGATTAACATAGCTCATTTCACCCATAAAGAGTTTGTGAACCATGGAGGTCGAGTCAGCCAATTGGCTTGCACCCGGTCCGACCATCATATGACCCCGGATAAAATCCAAGTCAAAGGTCTCTTCGATCTCAAACGACCCAGTCTCCTCGGCGAGTTTTCTTGTCGCCGGGGTATACTCAGGTTGCAACGTAACTGCTAGATTATTCCGAAAATAATCGTAAAAACAGCTCTCGGGCTCGTTCGACGCGATAAAGTCGGTTGGTCCGGCAGGTAGGCTGGCATTAATGCGCTCGAATTTCTCGAGCGCACATGCATCAGCTTTCCTACTGTTTCCTTCCGGACACAATTTCTTATAGAAACTGTTCGCTAGGGCACACTTAGCGGCTTCGCTCGCGGTCATGTCTGTGAAGACATGGCCATCGGGCTTGACCGATCCGAAACCCAAATCGTTAAGGAGTCTCTGGAAAAGACCGTCGTAATCACGCATGGTGTATTCCATTCACTAAAAACTGACAAACTAGGACACTTGTGTCCGAACCAGGGCAACAAGCCCTGAGATGAAGACCAAAACTATGGTCATCGCTACTAGTTTGATGACGTCACCCATTAGAGGGTGCCCGTCAACACGCTAAGGCCCAGCGAGTCACTAATCTGCGTAAGCAGACCAATGTGCGCAGAGATTGCAGCGCGCAAGCTCAAAGGGTCAGCCAGATCCGCACCTGCTGGAATATCCAGGTCAGTGCGAATCACGGCAGTCTTGTAAGACTGCCCAGCCAACGGAAGAACGCCTTTCCGTGTCAACACTTTGTAAGTATTAACCGGAACACTACGTAAAACGCCGGATACCGGATTCACGGGGGCCAAGGACTTCAATACCTTGGGCCGGAACATAGAGAGGGTAAACGGAGCAGCAACCGAGTGTGCGAGCACACCCGTTTGCGTGCCTCCAAGGGCCGCCACATAGAACTGCTTACCATTGGTATCGGGATTTGCATCCTGAGCAATGGTGTACGTTGGTGTGGTCAGACCAGCTTGGGTGGACCCCGTGATAGGGGTAGTGGGAGCAAAGGGCATAATAGCCTCCATTATTTGCGGTTAAAGTTCCGCATGTTGGTTTCCAATGAAATCATTGGGAGTGACCGTTGTTGAGTAATTAACACCGCCGCCATGTTGGCCATCTGCCGTACACTATTAGGTAACTTATAGTGCACGGACGGAAAACCTAACGTCGTTGGTATTGTTCGCTCTACGGTCGTCTTACGACATTTCCATCGTGAGCACTCGGATCCTATAATGCTAATCGGGTCATTCCATTGAGACGTCCGGGCAGCCTTCAAAGTCGCAGCAAAGTCCAATCGTGAATAGCTCTCCAAATCTGTGACGGTGGAAACCGTCTTACAGATCCAGGTAGGCTTAACGACTGAGGCTTCAAGCGACTGAAGAATGTCTTGAACGTTCGTGAAATAATCGACTAACCAGGACCACGGCACTGCTTCCCAAACCGCCGGGATCCAACTCTCAGGCCTGAAGCCTAGGAGCTGGTTAAGACGATCTGTGCTGCCGGAAACGGCAGCAGGGATAGCACCAAGACCTATCACATATTGCACCCGCTTGGTTGTAGTCGTAGCCGTTGTGGTTAACACCACATTGTTACGACCAAACCCTGCAGATGTAGTCTGTGTAGTCGCCTTGGACTCACCGCCACGCGCAGTTAGGCTCTTCTTGAACATACGGACTTCTCCGTCTTTCTCGAGTTGCCACCGCGCGAGAGCCTCGGCCGCCTTCCTTGTGTCGTTAATCAAGGGGGCGAGACCAAAGGCATATTCTAGATACACGTCTGCCATCCGTTTGAGAGCTTGTGCTTTATTGTACCTGAGCGCTCGAATGCCTCGATTTTCTAAAAATAATCGATTAATATGGCGATCCGTTAACTGTATGATACTTTTAAAGGGGCTTCCAAATTGACGTAAAACGTCTCCAACCTCCAAGAACGATGCGATAGCGTTCATGTGAGAGATTTGACCATTCATCTTTTTATAGAGAGCGGTCAACGCTGCTGAGTCAGCAGTTCCAACACCGATATTGATGTGGTCAAAGGAATTCGGCGGTGCACTTGCGTACCCCGTAAAATTCCCCGATTGCACAATCGGTTGATTGTATGCACGTACGCATGAGGCCGTTAAACCTTCCGGCGCGTACGTCATACCCAACAGTTTGTAGCCGTCGAAAGAAAAAGGCGTTGAGGCGTTCTGCCCCAAACGTATCTTTTCCTTCCAATCAGGCATACGCTGACCAGACCGGACCGACGATTGTTTCACAACCTTGCTAGACTTGGTGGTAATACCATCAATTGTTTGCTTGGCAAAGAAACTAGTATCACTGGTCTTAATCCGATTAACGTATGACATAACTCGTCCTGTAGAGTATAAACAACAGCGTAGAGCCCCCG